ATTTTTATCTTGAGTAAATTCAATTTTAGGCAATTGGTCTAATTCAAGAAATTTTTTACAATACTCTGTAAAATCTTTAATGATCATTATCTTTTCTTGAATCTCCATTGTTATTTTATAATTTTAGTTAAAAGTCCAAAAACTATTTTTGCTGCTCCTTTATTATATGCAGAATCTGGTACATATTTTTTAAATTCATCGTAATCACCGGATTTGATTGCTGCTCTCATCTCTGTTGCGGTGATTCTACCAAATTGATCTGGTACAGTTATCGTTTTTATCGATGGAAATTTTTCTTTTAATTTATCAAAATAACCTAAATTTTCTGCCTCTTCTTTTGCTGCTGCCACATAAATCCTTTTTATATCTTCGTTTTGATATGCAAATCTAAATACGTCTTTTATTGGAGTAGACTCTGTAGATATTTTTATTTCTATTTTATTATTTGGTTCCGCTTTTAAATATTGTTGCCATATATTGTAACTATCTTTAGCTGTAATTCCATATTTAGTCACATTACTAACAATAACATATACTTTATTTATATTTGGTTGTGTAGTTAAATATTTTGCTGTTTCAAAATGACCTTTATGCGGAGGTTTGAATTTTCCGGGATAAAAACATGGTCCAGTAAGCTCATTAACTTCACTCAATAAATCTAATATTATTTCCTTTCCTATATTACTGTAATTATACATTTGCAAATTTCGCTATTTTATTTCTTATTTTTTCAGGATCATCAAATTTAATATTCTTTATCATTTTTATTTGAGATCTAATTTTATCATTTAATATTTTTATATTCTCTAAAGATTTTTCTACTTCTTCAGGAGATTTTTCTTTGCCTTTTACTTTAAATGGATCGAAAAACATTTTTCTTGTTTTTGGAGAAGATGGATCGAATTCTGGAAATATAAGATCTGAGTCTTTAAACGCTTTATACATTACGAAATTTGATCTGAATGCTTTTTTATATACATCTATATTATCGAATAACGATGACCATGTTCTCAAAATAATTGACGGCATGAGAGTTCTACCTCCTGATTCGCCTCTTTTTAAATTTCTATATAAAGATATATCCGGCGTAGTAAAAATAAGTACCATCATTGTTCTATAACCTATGGATTCTAATTCATTTTTCTTTTTAATAATTTCTCTAGAGGATGCACCTGTGCCATCAATTACTACATTTTTAAAAGCTGATTTTATTTGTTCATATTTATCACGAGTAATTTTTTGTGCTTTTGCCATTAATTTAGCGGCGGAAGAAAGTTGTTCTGGAGAAGTATATTTTCTGAAGTCTAGTGGTAACTTTTCTTTTTTGAGAAGCGGTTCATATTCATCATCTATATTTAGAACAATAAATTCTCCAAGTAGATCAATATATTCTTTTCTAAATGACGTTTTACCCGCACCAGCTGATCCAGCTAAAAATATTGCTATTGGTTGAGTTTTGGATTCTAACAGATCAACTAACTTTATCATAGTAATAAATATCACTCACCCCAAACGAATCACATTTGGAAGCGTAACGAATTCTATTTCTTGCTCAGGATGCATCATTTTATACGTTTCATACGTATGCATAAACATTTGAAAATACTCATCTATGGTCTTATCTCCCTCTTTCAACTCCCATCCATCGCCTTGAATTCTTTTTTTAGTTTTATCAGGTCCTCTTTTACTTGATTTTAGCCACAATATGCCTGTATTATCTACTTTTTCATTGTACCTTTCTTCATATGCTTTAACATACGCTGACATTTGTAGATAATGACTAGTATGAATTGCTGTTGACGTTTTTATATCTATTACCCATTTTTTATTATTTAATAAAACTAACAAATCTAATGTACCTGAATATTTGTATTCGTCTGAAAACATAAACTCTTCTGACATTAGAAGAGTGGGTTTGTATGTAGACCAAAAATCATAAAATCCCAATATCATTTTCCAAACATGCGTATTATAATTTACATGACCATCATGATCAATCCATCTAATTTCTTCTCCTTTTAATATTTTTTCTACCGCTTCGTGAACTTGAGTGCCTTCATCTCCAGCTCTTCTCATTATTAAATCAGCATTGTGTCCTGAGTCTTTTAACCAGGTTTCAAAAAATGCTCCTTTAGGAAAATATCCAAGAATGGTTGTTACAGATGGATAATATACTCCAGGAGATCTTTGATAGTATCGAGCATCAGGTAATGTAATTTGTCTTAAATCTGGATCTGTTTCTACGAGCATTTTAAATTTTTTGCTCTTGTAAATGTTTGCTGATTTGTAGATCATGCGAGTTGCATTTTTTTAGTAAATAAATTTGTGAAGGTTAGCTGTTCAGCTTTATGTAACAATTTAGTCATGTTTTCAAATCCCAATTCTGAAGGATCCTTACCACCAAGTTCAATTAAATAGACATCTTTTCCCATATTTATAAGATTTTCTGCGTGTGATAAAGCTTCGTTAAGGGCGTCATTATCTAACGCAATATAGACTGTTTTTACTTGCGATTGAGCTAATTTTATTAATAATGATTTAGGAATAGTTTTCCCAAAAAGAGGAATTGCGTTTCTTTTTATTGCCATCGCATCAAATACACCTTCACAAAGTATAACAGGAACATTCCAGTTTATATAATATTCAAATCCTATAATTTCACTTTTTGAACAACTTGGAGAATCATATTTTAATTTTGTTTCTTTATCAAAAGATCTCGCAATAAAATAATTCAAATTTCCCTCTGAACTATAAGACGGAACTATTATTCTATTTCTAAAACGACCTTTTTCACAGTATCCGATATTATATTTTTTTATGTCATCTATATTAATACCTCTATCTTTGAGATATTTAATTGCGTGCCGAAATTCTGGATTTATACCTTTAGGAATTTGTTCTAAAGATATAAACTCTTTGGGTAATTCAACTGAATTTGATTTATAATCCTTTAAAGAAGTCTTATCTCCTTTAAAATAGGATTTCATTTCGTTTATTTTATCTATAGCAACTCCTAATTTTTTTAGTAGACTAATAGGAGTTTTACCCTTTGTTGCTGGATGACATGTCCAACAATTATATTGACCTGTGAAAATATTAACGACTAATTTGGGATTTTTATGTTTGCAAACCGGGCAATAAAACATATAGTCCCTATTATTTTTATCAGGTTTTGCTTTTCCTAATATAGATTCGAGTAATCCTAAAATATATTTACTATTATCCATAATACAATTATAATAAAATTTGATACAATATAAACAGTTTTTTTTCTACGTACTAAAAAAAATAATTTGTCTAATATAAAAAAGACATTGTATATTCTTATAAATGTGAAAGATTATCGACTATTCCGTAGCTTGGTGAGATTCCATGAGCGAGATTTAGTTCATAATCTAAAAATTCACTACTCGGCGTTAAGATTAAGGTAACAATGCGTCAGGTATATAAATAAAATTATTAGTGAAAAATTATAAGAATATCGGGAATCCGACGGAGTAATTATCCGCAGGGCTTATAATAATAAACTAAAAATCTAAAACGGAATCATCACACTCGAATAATTATACATAATACCCTGTATATAAGTATTATATTTCAACTATGAATGAAAAAGAATTTGATTTAAACCTTACCGATATAGATATTGATGGCATATATAAATATCTATCAATTTCAATGGATACAATGGATAATCAAGAGTTGTTAATGTGGATATCAATATTGGAAAAATATGATCCCGAATATACAGATACGCAAGAAGATGAAGAAATTTAATTTAAAAAAATATATGTTATGTTAAAAAAATTATACATTTATACGCTGAAAGGATGTGAAGTTTGTGAAAATTTAAAATCAAAACTAAATAGCATGAATATAATATACACTGAATTGTGCTGTTTTGATTTTGGAAAAAAATGTGATGATATTGAAAATCAAACAGGCATTGATTACTACCCTATTGTAAATATTGAAACTATTAATAATAATAATACTGTGTTGTGCTTAGCTTCTACTCATGAAGAAATAGAAAAAACAAAACAAATTAATCCAAGTACAAAATTAATTTATAAACACTCGATAAATGGTTTAGTAGATTACATTAAAATTTATTATAATGATTAATTATATATTAATAATATGAAAAAATTAACAGCAGAAGAAATTCAATCTAATCTATATAAATTTTATGAAGTTATTAAAAAATATATAGATTCAGATAGAGCAGAGAAATTAATAGAATTCTATAAAAAAATTGAAGATACTCTTTTACTTTCTCCTGCAAGTACAAAAATATCTCACCACAATTGTTTTCCTGGTGGATATATAGATCATGTTTTACGCGTGACGGAAGCAGCATTGGTCTTAGATAGAGTTTGGGATAAATTTGATCAAAGCAAAAACTATACGTTGGAAGAACTTGTTTTTAGTTGTATAAATCACGATCTTGGTAAATTAGGCACAAATACTGAGCAATTTTATATTCCTAACGATTCAGAATGGCATATAAAAAATCAGGGTGCATATTATAAAATAAATAATAAAATGACACATATGAGGATAGCAGATAGAAGTTTGTATTATCTACAAAAAGCAAATATTCCAGTATCTGAAAATGAATATTTGGCGATTAAGTTACATGATGGTCTATACGAAGAAGGGAATAAACCTTATTACATAACATTTTCTGAAGATACTGCAATAAAATCAAATTTACCATATATTATACATCAAGCTGATTTATTGGCTTCTCGTATAGAATCACAAAATAAATAAACATGTTAACAATACTAAATCTGATAGTTTGGCCTTTAACTATACTAGGCTATATTATTTACAATCTCTATAACAAAAATAGAAAATTAGAACGAATAGTTATAAATCAAAATACGTTTATAAATCAAATATTATCTACATTTAAAGATATCAATAGAGCAGTGGAACAGATAGACTCAAAAATATGGGTTCAATCAGATCCTGAATTGCTATCATTATTTGATTCGGTGAAAGAAATCCAAACAAAAATAAGTGATTTTATAGAAAATGAATAAAAAAGAATCAAATATAACAGAAGAGTCTCAATTACGACTAACTAAATTAGGTAAACCAAGAAAAAGAAAGCCTAAAACAAAAAATGTTTATTTTACAGAAGAGACAGAACAGGCTATTTTAGATTATAGATGCGCTAAAACATATGATGAAAAAAATAGGTTATATAATGAAAAAATCCATCATGCGTTTTATAAATTAGCAGAAAATATAATTCACACATTTAAATTTTATTATACAGATGTTGAAAATATAGAAGATTTAAAATATGAAATAATATCGTTTCTTTTACAAAAAATAGATCTATATGATCAATCTAAAGGTAAGGCATATTCATATTTTGGAACTATAGTTAAAAGATATTTGATATTATACAATCAAAAAAATTATAAAAAAGTCGTATCTAAAATAGATTTTCAAGAGATTCACAACGAAGAAAAAACAATAAATAAATTAATAGAAGAACCTACAAATATGGATATTGATAGGTTAGATGTTATAGACGAGTTTATTAATAGAGTTCACACTAATTTATTTGAGTTTTTTGATAAAACTGATGAAATAAAAACTGCTGATGCAATATTAGAAATATTTCAAAAAAGATCTAATTTAGATATCTTTAATAAAAAAGCTATTTTTATATACATAAAAGAAATCGTAGACGTTCCATCATTAACAATAACAAAAGTTATTAAAAAATTAAAATTTATATATAAAGATGTATTAAATGATCATATAGAAAACATCGATAATTGATATTTATATAAAAAGATGGATACCGAAAAAGAAATATTTGAAGGTAAAAAAATATCGGATCTCATTAAAGAGATATATGATAAACATAAAGAACAAGATCAAAACATCTCAAGAGAAATAGTGAGATTATCAGAATTAATAAGTTCTCCTGGAGATGCTATTATAATAGTTCCTTTATTGAAAGGATTCTTTGATTCAAGTTTAAAAAATGATGAAGTTCTCCTAAAAATATTAAACGTATTTCAAAAAGCTGCTGAAAAGGTACAAACTCAAAATTCCGATTCCAATACTCTATCTGAAAAAGATTTACAGCAATTATTTAGTGAAGTAAATAGTATTTTAGATACAGATCAAAAAAAATTAATTAATTAAAAAATGTTTAATACCTATGACGGTTCAAGAAGTAGAGGACGCGGTCAACAGTATTTTATTGGTCGTGTAACTAAAGTAATTCTTGGTGCATATTTAACAGATAAGTCTCCAGATCCAGATTATACATGCGAAAAGGATTTAGGTGCTATACACTATGAACTTTTACATTCAGGTAAATCGGGGACTACATCAGGAAAACCAACTGGAAAATTAGCATATCCAATATTTGGATTTCTTAGACAGTATCCAACAATAGGTGAAATAGTTCTCATGATACCAGGTCCTTCATCAGATTATAATGATGATCAAGAAAATCAAGATTTATGGTATTTTCCTCCTTATTCTGTATGGAATTCTGCTCATCATAATATATTTCCTAATATGACTACATATTCTGTATTCATAAATAGCCAATTATTAAATAACAACATAAATAAAAAAGATTTAGATCTATTAAAATTACCGCAAGGTAGTACATTTATAGAAAAAAAAGATATAAAAACCTTAAGACCATTTGAAGGAGACATTATTATGCAAGGTCGTTGGGGACAATCGATACGATTTAGCTCAACAGTTCCACAATTAAAATCCATAAATACATGGTCTAGCTCAGGAGAATCTGGGGATCCGATTACTGTAATTACTAATTCGCAAAAAAAATATATAAAATCTGAACAAGAGTCTCCTGTTACTGTGGAAAATATAAATCGTGATGGATCTTCTATATATTTAACATCTACGCAAGTAATTGATATATCTGATATTGATTTATACACTATCAGATCATATAGTTTTTCAAAATCAGCGAATCCTCAAACAGATATAATAATAATACCAGAACCTATTCCAAATTCAAAAGAATATATATCAGTTGAACAGCAAGATGAAAATGTTAAAAAATCTAATCAAAATATATTGTAATAAATGCTAACGCCTGAATTTCCATATAAAAAAAATCAAATAATATTATCTTCAGATAGAATTATGTTAAATTCAAAATCTGATGCTATATTTTTATTTGGAAAAAGGATGGTTGCGATCGCATCAACGGAGACGGTTAATATAGACGCAAAAGAAAAAGTTTTAATAGATTCTGATAAAATAGAATTAGGCAATAGAGCTGAATCATTAGGATCTCCTGTAATATTAGGAGATAAATTAATATCTAGATTATCTAATTTATTGGATGCTCTTGAATTAGCTGGATCTCAAATGGGACAAATCAGTGCTACTCAAATTCCGTCATCTTTCCTAGCAATTAGAAAAGCTGGAAGGGTTATAGCTAAAACAAGCGCAAATATTAATAGTATACTAAAAGATAAAACAGATATCAGAAATCCATTATCATCAAATACCTATACAAGATAATGCCAGGAACACTATCACAATATAATGCTACTCGACCTAATGCTGCTCAAGCACTTATTGCTAATTCATTTGTTAGTGCTCAATTAGGATTAAAATCACCAATATCTGTCGTACCGGGGCCCACAGGATTTAATAAAATTACCACGAGTATATCAGATAAAATATTCGAAATACAAACTAAGGTTGAAGAAATTTTTAATGGAAAAGTATTAGAGAATAACGATAAGAAAAAAAGTAAATTTCCAAATCCACTAGATTATGGATTAATAGCTATTTTAGAAAATCTTGCCTCCGTTGATATGTGTAATATTATAAATTATGCTCTATCTAAAACGCCTGGTGGTAAAAGATTTGATCCTAATGATACATCTAAAACAAGAACAACGTTTGGTAGAAAAATATATAATATTCAATATAAAGCGTATCAAATAGATAAAATAATAGAAGAATATTATAATCAAGGATTTGATTTAAAAAACACAAGAGATCAAGAAAATGTCAATTTTGCACAAACAGTAATTAATAAAATATCACAAGTGCTAAATACATTATCAGGTCCAGAATCAGATCAATTATTTAATGAGCCAAGTTTAAATTCTGCATTTCCAACAATGTCAAATTTTGGAAATATTTTAGAAAATTCTAGATTAGCATTTGAAAAGTATACAGATTTAAAAAATATTCCCAACAAAGAATTTAGAAAAGCTATTTCATATATAGAAAAAACGAAACAGGTTTGTCAAGCAATAATGATGTTAGATAAGCCTTTAAATATATTGTCTGTAGCAGACACATTTGCAAAGGGCGGGATTAGTGAACAAATCGCTAAATTAAATAAATTATTAGATCCAAAAAAAATAACAAATGTAATAAATAAGATTAAAAAAGTAGTTACTAAAATTAGTAATATATCAAAACAATTATTAAAATTTGTTAATATAGGAAGAACAGTATTAAAAATAGCTATAGTAATTGCAAAAATACTAAAAATAATAGTCAAATTTTTAGCAGCATTACCTATACCTGGAATATTTACGTTTTTGGGATTATCGACAACTAATTCTATTGCTGCTGCAACAATTAATAAAAAAATAGATGTTATTGTAGAAAGAATACAAGAATTAAATATGATATTTCATGATTTATATCTACTATGTCAAGCTATGACTATTGGAATATCAAAAGTAAATAGTTTATTACAAGTGATGATAATAAATTTACAAAATTGTGATTTAGAAAAAGATAGTAATAACGAATCTGTAAAAGATTCTCTATTAGATAGCGCTTCCGAATTATCTGAAACCCAACAATTAATAAATGATTTTATTAATGCGTATGATCAAAATAGTACGTCTAAAAATAATACGTATGGCGAGTATACTATACAAATAAAAACTGAAGAATTAGTAGATGAAGGCATAAAATTAAAAAGAAGATATGGAATAGCTATTGATAAAAATGAAGTAATTGTTGTAGAATCAAGCCCAACATTTGCATCATTAGATTCAATCATTATAGAAGAAGTAAAAATGTTATTAGAATCTAAAAATCTAGTAAAAGCAAAACAAAACGCATTTTCTCAAGAGGCTCAAGATATTATAGACGATTCTTTAAATTTCTTAGATACTGATACAAATGAAGATACAACTATAGAAACAGAAAATCTAGAACCAGAATTAGATGATAATGATAATGAAGAAGATGATCCTGAAGATAATTTAGGATTAAACTCATTTATAAATAAATTAAAAGGAGGAAGAAGATTAAGAAGACGAATGAGAAAAATGTTAGCAAAAAAGAAAGTAGAATTAGCACGGTCATTTCAACAAACAGATCCATCAGGAAAATTTTCTTCTAAATTAGGTAAAAAAGCAAGAGAAGGGGCAATTATAGAGGCAAAAAGATCCGCACAAGAACAAATAAAAATAAAAAAAGAAAGAATAGCTATTTTAGCAGCAACTGGTATGAATCCAGCTTCTTTAATACTCATTAAAAGATTACTTAAAGAGATAAAGGATTTACAAAAAATAATAGCAAAATTAGATCCGGGAAATCCACAGGCATATCGTTTAGCAGAAAATTTAACAATAAAAAATGCCAATGGATCATCAACTAACGTAAGTATATCGGAAAATTCTATTTCAACAACTCAAACAATACAGCCTTCAAATAATAATATATCTAATAGTCAACCACAATTAAATAATTCTACAGTCTCAAATAATCCAAAATGGACTCCGCATACTATAAAAGCTCCACACGGATCGATTGCTAATATACCACTATCAAAAATTGATTTAAGCAAATTCATATATCGTTCAAATGTTATTAATCTCCCAGGGTCATATTTATCAAATAATGATAAAAATATGAAAATAGATGCACTATTTATATTAGAATATTATAAAGCGTGGAAAAAACAAACTGGTTATCCTGGATAATCTCTCGGAATTAAAATTTAAAAATATTTATAAAATATGGCAAAAATAGATTTACTTAGACAACTAATTAGAGAAGAAGTGGTAAAAGCGCTTAGACAAGAATTACCTAAAATAATATCTGAAAATATTAATTCAAGTAGAGGAGTAAATAATATAATTAAAGAAATGAAAAAATCTGAAGTTCCTATCACTCTTAATACTATTGAAACATACCAAAAAAAACCCACTCAATACGCAAAATCTTCTCCTCTAAATGACATTTTAAATGAAACTGCCATGTCTATGGGAGATAATGATGTGTCAAATATAAATCTCACAACTGATAATATCAATCCAGTTTCTTTTTTTCAACCAAAAGAAGCTAATATAGGCGATATTAATAGTATGATTTCTACTGCAAATAAAAGTATGAATTTAGAAACAACTCAAATTAATGAAGTTCCAGATTATTCTAATTTGATGAAAAAAATGTTGAATAAAGGACTAATATAATATGGCATATACATTAGGTAATATATCGCAATTTGACTTAAAACCATCTACAGCGTTAGGTGTAAAAATCCCGTTTTCGTCAAATAGCGTTTTTAAATCAGTATATTCTACAAAAGATCAATTAAAATATAATATAATAAATTATTTACTTACTGATCCTAGAGAAAGACTATTTAATCCAACTTTTGGATCAGGATTACGATCTAAAATATTTCAACAAATTACAAGTATAACAATTGAAGAAATTAGATTATCTCTAACTACAAAATTAGAAAAACAATTTCCAAATATTTTAGTAACGAATATTGAAATAACGCCAAATTATGATAGTAACTTAATTAATATAAGTTTATCATACACTATAACTAATACTGGCGAAATTGATGAAGCTAACATTGATATATTAAAAGCATAATAATGGCACAAAAAGATATTAAATATTTAAATAAAGATTTTTCTACATTCAAATCAGATTTAATTGAATATGCTAAATCTTACTATCCTACTGTTTATAATGATTTTACACAAGCTTCCCCAGGAAGCATGTTTATTGAAATGGCTTCTTATGTAGGAGATGTATTATCTTTCTATTTAGATAATCAAATTCAAGAAACATTTTTACAGTATGCTAAACAACCAAATAATTTATATAGTTTAGCTTATATGTTAGGATATAGACCAAAGGTGACTTCTGCCGCAGTAGTTGATCTTGAAGTATTCCAAACAGTACCTGCAATTCAAACAGGTCCAACTAACTGGGATCCAGATTGGAGTTACGCTATGATAATTAATCCTGGATTAAAAGTTAGATCAAATGTGAATGCTAGTGTGAGTTTTTATGTTTTAGATAAAATTGATTTTACATTATCGTCTTCTTTAGATCCAACAGATGTTGAAGTATATTCCATAGCAGCAGGAAGACCTGATGTTTATTTATTAAAAAAATCAGTTAAAGCCATATCAGGAGAAGAAAAAATAAAAACATTTACATTTGGAAATTCAGATAGATTTCCGTCAATTAATCTTCAAGATACTGGTATAATTAGCGTTATATCGGTAGTTGATTCTAATAGTAATAATTGGTATGAAGTTCCTTATTTAGCCCAAAATTTTATTTTTAATCCTGTAGCAAATATAGCAGCAAATTACCCTGATTTATATCAATATAACAATCAAGTTCCATATATAATGGAAAAACTTAGTGTTCCTAGAAGATTTGTTACAAGATTCAAATCAGATAATACACTAGCAATTGAATTTGGATCAGGTATAGATTCTGTAAAATCAGACGAAGAATATCTTCCGATACCGTCTAGTGCAAGTTTAGGCTTAACTGATGGATATACCCTATTAAACACTGCTTTTGATCCGACTAATTTTGTTTCTACGCAAACATATGGATTAGTTCCAAAAAATACAACCTTAACCGTCAGATATTTAGTTGGAGGCAGTGCAAATTCAAACGTACAATCAAATGAATTAACAATTGTAGATCCAAATTTTACAGCAACATCTTTATCATTTCCAGTTAGAAAAAATAGCGTTATTACAAATAATGTATTTCCAGCAGCAGGAGGTGGCGACGGAGATACAATAGAAGAATTAAGATTAAATTCACTAAATCAGTTTACTAGTCAATTAAGAGCTGTTACTCAACAAGATTATATGTCTAGAGTATTATCAATGCCTCCTAAATTTGGAAAAATATCTAAAGTTTTTGTTACAAAAGATGATGCGACATTTACCAATTATGTTGGAAATAACTTATCTCAACAAGACCAAATTTTAGTTAGTTTATATGTATTAAGTCTTGATGCTAATGGTAATTTAGGTTATCCAACAGATGCTCTTTTAAAAAATGTTAAAACATATTTATCTGAATATCGACTTTTAACAGATGCTATTAATATAAAAAATGCGTATATAATTAACATAGGAGTTAATTTTGAAATTATAACAAGACCTAATTACTCTAGTCAAGATGTTATATCTAGATGTTTACTTTCTTTGCGTGAATATTTTGATATAACGAAATGGCAAATTAATCAACCAATTATTTTATCAAATGTCTATTCTTTAATTGATCAAATAGATGGAGTGCAAACTGTAAAAAATATTCAAATTGTAAACAAATCAGGAGAAAATAATGGATATTCTAAGTATTCATACGATATACAAGGCGCTACATTAAAAGGGATAATTTATCCGTCTTTAGATCCTTCAATATTTGAAGTAAAATATCCAAATTTAGATATACAAGGAAGAGTTGTTAGTTTTTAAATTAATATACAAATAGAAAAATAAAATGGCCATATATAAAATATTTCCTAATGCAGATGCTACAATATACTCTGCATATCCAAAAACAAATACTGGTTTAGATAGTATTCTTGAGGTATCTGTACAAAATAATTTTATATCTGGATCTGATGATATTAGAAGATCTCTTATTTTATTTAGCGATTCTGATATTCAAAAAATAAATAATCTAAAATCAGGATCTTGGGATGCGTATTTAAAATTATACTTATCTGAAGCAAATAATTTATCTATTCCTTATACATTACATTGCGCCCAAATCACAGATAATTGGGTTATGGGAACAGGAAAACTTTCAGATTCTCCAATTACGACTAACGGAGTTTCTTGGTATAGTACATCATCAATTACATCTAATAAAAATACTTGGTCAAATCCAAATTATTATATTACGTCTGGTGGTGGATCTTGGAATAATACCATATGTTCTCAATCTTTTGATTATCAAGATAACAAAGATATAAATGTTAAAATTACTAATATAGTAAATAATTGGTTTAATGGTAATTCTAATTATGGAGTTATATTAAAACATTCTTCATCTATTGAAAACAATAGTGGTAGTTATATATCTTTAAAATATTTTAGTAGAGACACTCATACAATTTATCCACCTTGTTTAGAAATAAGATGGGATGATAGTTCTTATTCGACTGGTAGTTTATCTACGATAACAGATAGTAATTCAATAATCACCATTGCAAATAATCCAGGAATTATAAAAAATAGTACTGAAAAATACAAAATTAGAATTAATGCAAGAGATAAATATCCCACAAGAACTTTTGTTACTTCTTCCGTTTATTTAACAAATAAATGTTTACCGAGTAGTTCATATTGGTCGATACATGATGTAAAAACTGAAGATAGAATAATAGATTTTGATGATAATTATACAAAGATAAGCTGTGATTCCACGGGTAATTATTTCAATATATATCCTTCAGGATTAGAACCAGAAAGATATTATAAAATATTAATTAAAACTGTTTTAAATTCTGGTGAATCTATTGTAATTGACAATGATTTCATATTTAAATTAATTAGATAATGGAAAAAGTAGATCTAGTAAAAGAAATTAGAGGAGTAAATACTTACAGAAATGTAATAGATACTCAATTTAGAGAATTTATACAATCTACACCAGCTACAGAAATACCTACTTATACTGTATCTGATTTTTTCAACTTATATGATTCTTTATTTTATGATATACCATTAACTGGAAATAATTCTCATACTACGCTTGTTCAAAAAAGTATGGAATATATTGGAGGAGATGTTATTGATGAAGAAAAACAAGCATTAATAGAAGAAATAAATACATTGAGACAACAGCTTATTGATTTAAGTGAAACATATTTAAAAGTTGGAAACATAACATCATAAAATGGAATTAATAAATCTTCAAAATATTGGATCTGGAAAGATTGCTCAGGATTATTCTTCTACTGATGACTCATTGATATCAGTTGATATAATTAATTCTTCATTTGGAGATCAGAACGATTATATTGAATATTTCATATATGATGAAAGAGACGATTTATTAGACGTAAATTACAATTACATAGATTATTCCTTAGAAAATAAAATTGGATCAGATATAAATAAATACTCTTCCATTAAAATAGATCCTATTAATGATGTTAAAAAAGCTGGTTATGAAAGAGGTGTAATCTATATACAGTATAATTTTTTAAAAACATTATTTAACTCTAATCCAAATACAAGATATTGGATAAAAGAAATTTCTACTTCTAGACTTGAATTAAAATTAACTTCTCAAAAATTATCAGGTAATAATATCAAAGCAGGAGTTGCTGGATATGAGAATTATGTTTTATCTAAAAATTATTATTCTGATTTTTATTTGAACTTTGGAAAAAATGAATTATTAATAGGAGTAAATGCCGCATATATTGAAGATGAATTTGGAGACTCATATCTATTAATTAAATTATACGAACCTCTTCCTCTTGATTATGATGTAAAAAGTCAACTCTGGATAAATGATAAAATTGCTGAATCGGTAAGTTATAGAGTAGATATCCAAACTGAAACTATTGCGCTTGTTGATGCAAATAGATTAAGAGGTCCTAATTACAATATTAGAACTTTTGAACGCGTAGGTCAAACAACGCCGTTTTATTCATATGATAATCTCTTCTCTTCTCCTGTATCATCATCAATACAAAAATTGATGTCATATTATGAAGATAAAGCG